CGCGCCCATTACCATATGATCTTTACCGATTACAACAGATTGTGCTCCATCAGACTGGGCTCCTTCACCAATGGCAATAGAGTTCGCGGCTGTTCCTTGGGTAGTTTGAGCATCGCTGCCGCCGATTGCTATTGAACCTTGTCCGGTTGCCTTGGACGATTCACCAATTGCAATCGCTCGGATTGCTGATCCGGTTGCGTTAGTTCCAACGGCTATTGCATCTTCTGCCGAAGCAGACGCCAATGTTCCAAGCGCCATCGAATTTGTGGCAATCGCATTACTTCCACTACCAATCGCAGATGCACCAGCAGCAATAGCTTGAGGTGATCCTGGTCCAATTGCTTGTGAGCCTTGTCCCAAAACAGTTCCACCAAAACTAATGTTTAATGAACCAATTGCGACTGCGCCGTTATTGTTGCCAATTTGGATTGAGTCTGCGACAGAACCAATAGGATCAATACCATTGGTCGTTTTAAGAGTACCAGAAACATCCAATGTTCCTGAAACTTGGTGATAATCGGTAGAATTGTCTCCTAATGTTGTATTTCCTTGAATTGTAAAATTATTAGAATAAGTCGCAATACCAGCATCAGTCATTGTCAATTGGGTTCCATCATTGGTTCCAATTTGTAGGGTGCCGTTTTGACCGCTTTCGGTTTGGATAAATGCGTTTGCGCCATTCAGACCAATTGTGAGTCCTCCGTTATCTGATTGATCCGTGCTATTGAGAATACGGAAAAACGAATACACATCATCTGAAATCAATCTCATCCCGCCCCCAACTGAGGGAAAATAACTAGAGCCATCAACTCGAATATCTAATGCGCCCGTGACTTGATGAATATCACCAAATTTATTTCTACCCAAAATTGTTGAGCCAGAAACATCCAATGTTCCTGAAACTTGGTGATAATCAGTCGAAGTATTTCCAAGAGTTGTGTTACCAGTAGAAGCAAGATCAACAATACCTGTTATATTATTTGAGTCATCAATTATGACTCCCGAGTTTTGTATTATTTTGCCAGTAGTTAGATCATATCTTGCAATCGCATTATCAGTTGCAGCACCAGGACCAGTGACATCACCAGATCCGCCGCCGCCGCCGCCAGTGCTAACGGCAAGACCATTAAGAGTTAGGCTACCAGTAACGCTTACGCTACCAGTGAATTGGTGGGTATCCGTTTGATCAGAACCTACATCAGTAGATCCTGGAAGAAAATTCGGTGATGGTATCCAACGTGCCATTAGTTGTTATTCCTAATCTGTTAAGCCTGAACCAGTTAAAGAAAACATTTCATCGCTTGAGATGCCTGTTAGTTCAGCAACCACTATATAACCAGAAGTTTCTACTGACGAAGAATTTGAAACATAAATTTCTTTACATTTTACTCCAAATGAAATCGCATCACGATCTGTGGTAAGTGGGTAAAAATGATTTCCTCCAACAACATTTCCAGAACCAGTTGAATTAAAGCTCACCCTTAGTGGTGCTCCCACGCCCGCGTCGAACTTCATCACTAATACAGATTTTGCTACAGTTGGAAATTCAATTTTATGTTCTGCACCGCTAGGAAGACCTTCGGCACCTGAACCTGTTATCCAAGGAACTCCCGATACTTGATAGGAGCCCACAGCTCCAATACCTGCTCTATAATTAACTGCCAAAACTTATTTACCTCTTTCTATAATTAGTCTTTCACTCATCTAAATCTTTTTTTTCTTTTTGTCTTAGTTTCTCGATTTCCAATAATCGATGTAACTGTTTTTCGCGTCTTTTTTCGGATGGTTTTTTATAATATCTACGATCCAAATACCCTTCAATGATTTTCTCTTTTTTTACCTTTCTCGTAAATCGCTTGATAAGGTTTTCTGATGTTTCATTTCTTCTAATTTTTACTTGCATTCTTTTATCTTGCTCTCTATTTTAAATGTGACCATCCACCAGTCATCTTTATTAGGCTATCAATATTTACCCCAGCGTCGGATGGATCTTTATCACGCAGGGCACCATATTTGCTGGATTGGCCGCCGCCATTAGAAGGTATTGGTTTTGTGCCCTCAAAAATTCCCTGCAACCCAGTTGCTTTATGTAACGAGTCTTTTACTTCCCTGAGTTGATTCTTGGCCTCAGTGACCGTTTGGCTTTGGTGTTGTGATTTTGTTATTGTGGGTTGAGCGACTTGCCGCAACTGTGGTGCTGGATTAATATTTCCTAATCCCTGCGCCACTTCAGTTATAAGACCCGACAGAATGCCTTCTTCAAAAATAGCCTCACGGATACATTCTTTAATAAGGGGCTTCAGCAACTTCTTTAAATCGGACTTGTTCATCTTTACCTCTTACGATTTTGTAATTCTTCTTTAATGATTTCTTGTAGTCTTTCATTGGAGATTGACATAAGATTGCGTGATTCTGCGACGGGTGGCTGACCAACGGGATCTTCTTCAGGTTTGAAGTATGGCTTATTAACATCAACTTCTCCCTGCGTTAATGCTTTATACGCATCAGGAACATTGGGTTCATCGATTACAGGCATATCGGGACGCTCGGGAGCCCACGAAGGTGTTTTCATTGTAATACTACTCAAATTATTTACCATTTTTGTTACAGCAGATTCTACAGCATCTTCGCCTTCTTTCCCTGTCCAATCTTCTAAGATTTTCATTACTTGTTCCGGGGTTCGTCCTTGCCATCCCTTGAAGGTGTCTGGTACTGTGTCTTGACTGATTCCGCCCTTTGCCATTTTTATAAGCATATTGCGAATTGGTTTTTCTTTAAATTGTTCGAAGCCACCGGAGGCTGGCTTTCCGTCCATCTCTTGATAACGACCTTTAGTCATCGCATTTAAAATTGCGACTAATTGCTGACCGGGAAATTGAACGTAAAATCCACCGACCTGTTTAGATGGATCTACCATGGCTGTCGATATCCATCGATGATGACCATCCATAATATAAAAATCTTTACTAATGAAAGCACCGAGATCGCCACCGGGATTCATCTTACTATTTGGATCTAGCATGTGCAAAACAAAAGTCATCGCTTTTCCAATATTCATACTGGACTGTGATGGTTTGAGGCTACCTACGGAAGCAACACCATCCGGCTTCTTATCTACTTGTATAATATCGTCATCTGCAACTTTATCAAGCTTGCCGGTTTTTGCTACTATCGTTGCTGTATCTGCGCCTACATCCGAAAGCTTGAGCGGAAAACGTTCTGAATCCATTCCCTTTGGATCTGCTTTTTCTCCTAATAGATCTTCCGTTTCTTCTTTGATCATTCGTTCTAAATCTTCTCTTGACATCTTCACCTTTTTAATCTCCTATAATATCATTTAGTAATCTATTGATACGATCAGCTTTTGAATACGGTTGTTTAATTTTTGATTCCGCAAGACTCATAAACGCACCATTAGTGGACGGCTCGGAAACAATATCAAAGCAAATCAATTGAAGATCCTCTTCAACAATTGTTTTCCCTTGGCTTTCATGAACCGACCCCAAAGCCCGAGATGAAATTCCCAAAGTAACACCGTCATTCACCAAAGATTCTAAAATTTTTCCAGAGGGCGTAGATAATACTTTGATTTTTCCTTTCAAGTCTTGACCTTCCCACCACAAATCAGTAACTATGTGAGAAGCATTTTTAAGATTGACAACTGAATCTTCTGGATGATCTAGTTCTCCACAAGCACGGCTCTCTTTGACTGTCTTCATATAGTTTTTGACTTCCCTTTCCAGAATTAGTTTAGGATAGACACGACCATTACCGTTTTGCTCATCTACTCTCTGCATAATTCCTGATAAGAAAGTTGCACCATTCTTAACTTGTATCTTTTCCGCCTCTGTTAATAAATCTTCACAGACTCCGCCCGCGCACAATTCATAATATTCTCTAAGAAGGTACTTGCTCATTTTATCATCTCCCGTCTAACCCATTCACCGATAAGACTGCAACAAGCCCAGGTAAGTTCTCTTTGATATATACCCCAGAAAACAAGGTTTCACATCTTCCGCCAACATAAGAAACAGCGGCATCTAAGTGTTTGCTAATTTCTGGGTCTGTTGCCATTTCCGTACTAATAATTAGTAGCATGGTTCCCGTAACCGACTTGCCTTTTGGCATTGGACACGGAGAACGCTTAATACAATTTTGATAAATGGCTGCACCAAGCTTGGGATCTGCTGGGTTTGCTATCATAGTAGAACCCAAGAACATTCTTCCCTCGGTTCCCAAGCAACGCCCAAGATCTTTTGAATCAAAGGTCTGAACATAAGATTTTTCCGAAGCCAGTTTTAAAACTTGATGAAACAATTTAGCAAATGTAGAATTAGCCACCGGGTACATATTTAATATTCCCACTTTGCCACGAAGTAACTGAGTTTGTCTTTCGTTATCAATCAAGATGTACGGATAGGGTGCAACATCATTGGCTAATGAAAGAGCATTCTTAGAAATAGTGGGATTTAGTGATTCTTGTGCTGTTGGCCAAGAAACAATATAAACCACTTTGCCTTCGGCTTGGACTGAACTTAAGTAACGCTCAAACACTTCATGGAGCACAACACAGGAACTTCCGGTTCCTCCGCCGCCACCGGCTAAAACAAAAATCCAATCTACTTTACCAAGCTTAGTTCGAATAGCGTCTTCAACAACTGCACTATTTTCAGTAAAAACCTTTTTCCCATATTCTACATTTTTGACAACACCATCTGCATCAGGAATCAAAATCAAGTGTTTTGGATCAACACCCTCTGGTTGGTCTTTTTCAGTAGTATTAAGTAATAACGTTTTATTGAATCCTAAATCCAAAAAAGCTTTCGCCAGTTTTCCACCAGCACCGCCAACACCAATAAAGGCACAATTCAAAGCAGATACCGCATCATTCTCGGGCAATTGTTCATCATGCTGAACTGTGATTTCTTCACCATAGTGTTCAATAAAACCAAAGTCTTCTGCGTCAAAAGTTTCAAAAGAGGTGTTAGTCGCGGGCTCATCACTTGGTAAACGAAAAGCATCTGCTTCTGTGATTGATTCCTCTTTTGTTTCTTCAATTTCGCCAGTAGCATCAACCTCTTTGGTTACATCTGCTTCTTGTTCGTCATC